GCGGGCGGGCAAAACATTGGCCCTGGGGAGAACTTGAAGTTTGCTGCTCCTACATCTGTCCCTTTTTCAGAGGCCAAGCTGACCGGCGTGCAGGTTTATTGATCGACTCCCAAGCCCCGCCAAGTGCGGGGTTTTTGTTGTTAGCAGGTGCGGTCGCTCTGCGCGTACGCGGACCAATTATCCGCGTACTAAGGGGCAAAAAATCATGCCGCTTCGACGGATACGGTCAGCCGCTTGCCCAAGGCAGACAACGCCGCCTCAACCTGTTCCATCTTCGAGGTGTGCAGGAAGTCGACCAGACGGTCGCCTTGCACCTGGTGAACACCTAGAAGACGGCGCAGATCGGCCTTTCGCATATCGCGCTCGATCATGGTGTTCCACAACACGATCTTCGCCACTGTGACGGCCGGCAGATAGACGACCTTCTCACCTGGCTGTGCAGCTGTGGCCTCCGGAATGGCTTTTCGCTCGTCCACGTAGATCGACAGAGTCGACTCGATAGCGTCGGCGGCCTCGGCCATCGCGTGCGCCTCATCGTCACCGTAGCTGTTGAGCTGTGGCAGATCTCGGCAGTAAACGGCAAGTCCCGGTGCGGTGTCTTGTTCAAATCGAATCGCGTAGTTGTACATCTGATTCCCCTTGTGTAGGTGGAATGGAGGTGATCGTTCTGCGCTCAGATAGGCGAAGGGGGCTCTCAGAGCCCCAGTTGTTTAATGATCGCCTTGCGGGTCCCTTCGGGCATTTCCTTTGCCCCGTGATCCGCGAAGGTTGTTCTGTTGCCGTTTAGGGCGGTGACTTTGAAGTGGCTTCCTTTGCCTGCTTCGAACATCACCCCTTGGGCCTTCAACCACCGTCTGAACTCGCTGAACTTCATCACCTCGCCTCGCTGTTTGGATGAGTCCATTCTACAACACTTTTGTTTTAATACAACACATTTGTTTTATATGTATTGATGCACGACACCATACCCAAGGTGGCCCGTAGTGGAGGGCTTGGACGCGGTATAGCCGGTTGTCACGCGTACGGAAAGAACACCGGCAGTTGATGCGTCCGTTACCTCTTTTTCACTGGGCGGCATCGGCAGACAGGCGTGGAAAGACACGCAACCATTCTGAGCCTCAGCACTTGCTGGAGCTTTTTCGTTTTCAGCCCCGCCACACCCATCGCTTCGAGCTGGGAGTGCTGCGGGGCTGACCCCATTCCCCGATCCCGAAAGGGCGGACTGTCGGATGTCGACGAAGATGCCGGAAAAAACACCTGACTTCTGGGCGCACGTCTGGCTCGTCCTGTCGAATCCGCTCTGGCAAGGAGCGATCATGGCCGCAACCATCTCGTTATTGCGTGTGCTCTACGAGGGCAAGGAAGCGAACAAGTGGCGCGTCTTGCTTGAAGCGCTGATCTGCGGAGCCTTGAGCCTGTCCGCCAGCAGCGTCATCGAATGGATGGCCTGGCCGTCGAGCTTGTCAGTCGCCGCTGGAGGAACGATCGGCTTCATCGGGGTAACCGCCATACGCGAACTGATCATCCGGTTCCTCGGGCGAAAGGCTGACTCACTATGAGCATTGAACCTGTCGTCGCAGTAGCAAGAGCCGGTTCAACGCTGCGAGCCATTGCGGCCGGCATCGTCATTGTCATCGTGATGAGCCTGCTCATAGCTATCCAGCAGGTACGTGTGGTCAGCCTGCAGGGCGCCGTTACTGTTGAGCGAGACGCCAAGCAGCTGGCCGTCGATGCCAACAAGGAAAGCCAGGCCACGATCACCACGCTTAAAGCTGAAGCTGCCCGTAATGCTGCGTACACAGCCGACCTGAGCAAGCGCATCAAAGCCAGCGAAGACAAGGCCAAAAAGGCCAAGAAGGAATTCGATGATCTCAAGCGCAACAGCAAACCTGTTCGTGATTGGGCTGCTCAGCCTTTGCCTGACGGCCTGCGCGGCAAAGCCGCAAGTGGTAACAAAGACAACAGCCATAAGGCTGGAAGCCCCTGAGCTGATTCCATGCGAGCGGGTCAATGCAGACGACACCGATCTGCGTGACAACGGCGACGTGTGGGAACTAAAGGATCAGGCCATCAAGCTGCTTGACACGTGCGCCGACCAGGTCGATGCGCAGATCGTGCGCAGCCAAAGTAAGTAGTCTTTCAATTTGATGCGTCATATCCGGCGCGAGGACTTCAGATGAACGATCAAGCGATTGAGCAGGAGATTCAAGATAAGGGCCTCACTGCTCCACGCATCACGCCAGGAGACGTCGAGCGCAACATCCGAAGCGAGTTCTACTTCACCGCTGGTGAAGGTGTGCTGGGTCAAAGCGCTATGGGTACCAAGCCAGCAGGTAACGCCGACAGCTTGAACCGCCTCACCTTCTGCGTGTTGGTATTGGCGAATGGCTTCACTGTGACTGGTGAAAGCGCCTGCGTTACCAGGGCGAACTTCGACGCTGAGATCGGCAAGAAGGTAGCCCGCCAAAACGCCATTACCAAGATCTGGCCCCTGATGGGCTATGAGCTTACCGAGCGCTTGCACTCCGCGAAGTGAAGAAGTCCTGGTACGTCACAGTGCCGGGCTATCCACCATTCCCCATGATCATGCCGGAAGACCATGACCACGCTGGTGCCTTGGCATTCGCGCGCTGCAAGTGGCCGGCCTGCACAGTTGAGTAGATGCCATGACCCAAGTTATCGAAGTCGTTGTGATCGGCGCTGTTGGCTCGGGCAAGTCCCATGTTCTGGAGCTGATCGATCGCGCCCTTCACGACGAATACGGCCAGCACGTACAGGTGGCATCGCATGAGCTGTCCCGCGAGCGCTACATGGGTTCGCCGGGCGCTAAGCCAAAGGTCGCTGAAACCATCTTCAATCTCCGTGAGCAGGCTCCGGCGAGTGGCAAGATCGGCGAGCTGAAGGTGAGTGTCGATGCATCCGAGCTGACGTCTGCAATCGATAAGATTGGCGCGGTCCAGGGTGAGGCCGTCAGCTTCATGCTTGACCCGCTTGAACAGGCTGTTGAGTCAACCGTTCGCGTAATGCAGGGCGAGCGTGATCAGTGCAGTGAGATCAGCGCGACAGAGAGCGGCAACGTCCGCACCACCTCTCTCTACGCTCGGCTGGGCAAGCACCTCGACGAGCTGCTTGCAGCACAACTGAAGCGGGTGACTACTTATGAAGCGGGCTGATCAATCCCGACTCAGTTATCTGCTGTCGTCACGCCCGTTGATCATCAAGAAGAACGGCGTGCATGTCTGCGTACATGACGCATTCAGTGGTGAGGTGCTCGGCGGGCAACTTCGAGTGGAGCTGATCCAGGAGCCGGAGTCGTTTGCTGTGCTGCGAGTGGAGTTCGCGGTAGATGGACAGATGGTTCGGCTCGAAGGAGAGTGAGCTTCTATTGCAACGTTTAAACGCTGGCTAGGGTGATCAAACATGTCTCGACTCACAACGCTAGCGCCTCGAATGAAGCAGGCAGAGGGGAGACAATACGCAGCCCCGGTATCCCCTGAAGCTGAAGGCGGTTGGGGTTCAGGCCGTGGTGGTCGCCCTTGGCGTCGTAAACGGGAGTCGATCCTGCTTCGAGACAGGTACACCTGCCAAGGCTGCGGCGTTGTCACTCTGGATCTAGAGGTCGACCACATCGTAAACATCGCCCGCGGCGGCACAGACGACGAGGAGAACCTCCAGGCGCTTTGCGTTCCGTGCCACAAGGCGAAGACGGCGGTGGAGGCTGCTCAGGGCGGCGGCTGGTAACGGCACGCCACCGACGTGCTACACAGTCGGGCCTGCACCGATCTGGTGCGGCACGCCACTCCCCCGGGTGGGGCGGGTCGAAACCGTACAGCCCTTGGCGCTGGACACCGCCCCCGACCGCACGCAGAGATTTTTTCCCCCTCACAGGTTTTTTGTTAAATGGCACTGACCCCGAAAAAGCAGGCATTCGTCGCTGCGAAGAGGGAAGGTGCGTCCAATAAAGATGCAGCGATAGCCGCGGGTTACGCGGCCTCCAGCGCTGCTCAGGCTGGCGCACGCCTCGCAAAGGATCAGTTCGTTATTGCTGCGTTGGCCGGCCCGACCGTTAACAAAAAAGTTAACAAATTTGTTAAAGGCGACGCCCCTCCGAAGTCGAGTGGGGATGCGGGTCGCCGGGACCAGGTGGCTGACGACAACCCGGGCGATGGAAGCTTCGACCTGGTCAAGGCCATGCGCTTCTCGGACCCCAAGGAGTTTCTGCTCGCGACGATGAACGATTTTGAGACCGACTCGAAGTTGCGCGTCGACGCCGCGAAGGCCCTGATGCCATTCATCCATCCCCGCAAAGGCGAGGGCGGCAAGAAAGAGGAGAAAGAGAACGCCGCCAAGATCGCCGCCAAGGGCAGGTTTGGTGCTGCACCTCCGCCCCCCAGCCATCTACGAGCGGTGAAATAATTGAACGAACCCATCTGGGACACTTCGTGCCCAGACTGGGAGACGAGGATTGTAAATCGACAATCGCTGGTTCCATTCCCGCCGCTGTTCCCTGATGAGGCGCGAGCGTGCATGGAGGTGCTGAACGATCTGCGGATCGTCGATGCGCCAGGCAGCCCTCTGATCGGCGAATCCTGCGCGCCGTGGATAAGCGACTTGGCTGGCGCCATTTTTGGTGCTTACAACTCAAACACCGGTGAGAGGCTGATTCAGGAATTTTTTCTCCTGATCAGCAAGAAGAACGCAAAAAGTACGATGGCCGCGGCGATCATGCTCACCGTGTTGATTCGCAACTGGCGGCAGTCAGCAGAGTTCATCATCCTGGCCCCGACCATTGAGGTTGCAAACAACGCCTACGCGCCGGCCCGTGACATGGTCAAGCACGACGAAGAACTGTCGGCGCTGTTGCACGTGCAGGACCACCTCCGCACGATCACGCATCGCGAGTCCGGCGCGACCCTGAAGGTGGTAGCCGCTGACCAGAACACCGTGGGGGGCAAGAAGGCTGCGGTCGTGCTGGTGGACGAGCTTCACCTGTTCGGCAAAAACCCGCATGCAGCGAATATGCTACGTGAGGCTACCGGTGGCCTGGCTTCGCGGCCAGAAGGCTTCGTTATTTACCTGACGACGCAATCCGATCAGCCCCCTGCAGGTGTTTTCCGCGAGAAGTTGCAATACGCTCGCGGCGTGCGAGACGGGACCATCATTGATCCCAACTTCCTGCCGATTATCTACGAGTTTCCGCAGCACATCCTTAAGGCCAATGAACACCGCAACCCCGAGAACTTCTACATCACTAACCCGAACATGGGTTACTCGGTCAGTGAGAAATTCCTGATTCGGGAAATGAAGAAAGCAGAGGAGGCTGGCGAGGCTGAAATACTGGGCTTCATGTCCAAGCACCTTAACGTCGAGATCGGCTTGGCACTTCGCTCGGACCGCTGGGCAGGCGCTGATTTCTGGGCCGCCTCGGCGGTACCGGTGCTGACATTGGATATGTTGATCTCTATGTCGGAAGTCATCGATGTCGGCATTGACGGCGGGGGGCTGGATGACTTGTTGGGGTTCGCAGCTGTGGGCCGCGACAAGCGTACCCGGGACTGGCTGATCTGGACTCATGCCTGGGCCCATCCCTCGGTGCTGGAGCGCCGTAAGGCAGAAGCCCCACGCTTCCACGACTTTGAGCAACAGGGCGACCTGACGTTATCCGCCCGCATTGGCGATGACGTGAATGACGTTGCCGACCTTGTTGAACAGATCGAAGCATCTGGACTGCTCGACAAGGTGGGTTGTGACCCTGTCGGTATCGGTGCCATTTACGACGCCATGATCGAGCGGGAGATTCCACCGGAGAAGATCGCGGCTATCAGCCAAGGCTGGAAGCTGGGCGGGGCCATCAAGACAGCCGAACGCAAACTGGCCGAGGGCGGGATGAAGCACGGCGGCCAGCCGATGATGGCCTGGTGCGTCAGCAACGCCAAAGTCGAACCGCGCGCCAACTCGATTCTGATCACCAAGCAAGCCAGCGGGTCGGCCAAGATCGATCCGTTGATGGCTCTATTCAACGCCGTGACCTTGATCTCGCTGAACCCCGAGGGGCGCGGCAACGACGATTTCATGGCCGGCATCAGGAACCCGATCATCGTATGAACCCATTGCACTTTTTTATAGCGACCGCGCTATGCGGATTCGCTGTGGTTGTCGCTGGGGTGTATGTCCTGCTCGGCACCGGCTGGGCTTTGCTCGCCGGCGGCGCCTCATTGCTGCTCATCGCCGGTTTCGTGCGCAAGGGGCTGAACATTGAATAACTCTCTATCAGTAGTTCTGGGACGTGCCGCCAGCAGGCCCAGCGCGTCGCTCGGCGATTGGGTGAGTAGATCCATCAAATTGAGCGACGGCGGGTTCTGGTCCCAGTTCCTCGGTGGAGAGTCCAGTTCCGGCAAGCGCGTCACCGTGGATAACGCCATGCAGCTTTCAGCTGTTTGGTCATGCGTGAGGATCGTCTCTACATCGGTTGCCGGGCTGCCCATGGGCGTTTACCGACGCGAGGCTGACGGCGGCCGAAAGGATGCTCGGGACTTCGGTCTGTACGACATCGTGCACACCAGCCCCAATGAAGACATGACTTCGTTCCAGTTCTGGCAGGCCATGGTCGCCTCCATGCTGCTGCGGGGTAATGGCTATGCGGAAATCCATAGAATAGGCACTCGCATCGTCGCGCTGGATTTCCTCTTGCCTGGGCGCGTCGATCTGGAACTGGATGACGACGGCAGGGTGACGTACTGGTTTCGTCCTAGAAAGGGCGCCCGTCGTCAGATTGAGCGGCAGAACATGCTGCACATCCCGGCGTTTAGTCTCGATGGACGCGTGGGGCTTTCCGCGATCCGCTATGGGGCAGATGTCTTCGGTGCCGCGATGTCCGCCGATGATGCCGCCAACGGTACGTTTAAAAATGGCCTCCTACCGGCGGTTGCCTTTAAGGTCGACCGGATACTCAAGCCAGATCAGCGGGAAGAGTTCAGGGACTATGTTAAGCAGGTGTCGGGCGCGCTTAATGCCGGTCGCTCCCCAGTGCTGGAGCAGGGCATTACGCCGGAAACTATCGGCATCAATCCCGTTGATGCGCAGCTGCTGGAATCCCGCGGGTATAGCGTTGAGGAGGTGTGCCGGTGGTTCGGCGTGCCGCCGTGGATGGTCGGTAAAACCGACGCGGGCAGCAATTGGGGTACGGGCCTTGAACAGCAGATGATCGCTTTCCTGACCTTCTGCATCAGCTCGATCACCAACCAGATTCAGCAGTGCGTCAATAAGCGGTTGCTGACCCCGGTCGAGCGGCAGTCGTATTACGCCGAATTCTCGCTCGAGGCATTCCTCAAGGCTGACACCGCCGGACGGTCCGCTTGGTACAGCCAGATGACTCAGAACGGGATCATGACCCGCGACGAGTGCCGCGTTAAAGAGAATCTGCCAAGGCATGGCGGCAATGCTGGTGTGTTGACGGTTCAAACCAACTTGACCCCCATCGACAAGCTGGGCGAATCCAGCGATGCCCAGGCCGCGCAGGCCGCTTTGAAAAGCTGGCTCAGCCAGCAGGAGTCACCATGCAACTGAACATCAAAGCACGCAGCTTCAACTGCGAGCTGAGTCCGCGCGCGCTCGATTTGTGGAACCCCGATCTGCGTGCAGCGCTTGAGGCGGGCACTGACACCATCACCATGTACGGCATCATCGGCGAAGACTGGTACGGGGATGGCGTCACGCTCAAGCGCGTCGACGCTGCACTGCGCGCCATCGGCGACAAACCGGTCACCGTCTATATCAACTCGCCTGGCGGTGACATGTTCGAGGGGATCGCGATCTACAACCGTCTGCTCGAGCACTCCCAAGAGGTGACGGTCAAGGTCTTGGGCTTGGCCGCTTCGGCCGCTTCGGTCATTGCGATGGCTGGCGCTAAACGCGAGGTCGCCAAAACGGCGTTCCTCATGATTCATAACTGCTGGACCTACTTCGCCGGCAACCGCCACGCCATCCGCGAGCTTGCGGACACGATGGAAGGGTTCGACCGCGCGATGATCAGCCTGTACGCAGACACCAGCGGCCAAGATGAGTCCGCGGTGGAGAAGATGCTCGACGCGGAGACCTACATGAACGGCTCGAACGCCGTTGAGAAGGGTTTCGCCACCGGCCTGATCTCAGCATCCGAAGTGGAGCAAGCCCCCAGCGAAGAAAGTAATCAGGCGCACTCGGCTCGCAAGCTCGACGCCGCCCTCGCCAAATCAGGGATGCCGCGCAGCGAGCGCCGCAAGCTCATCTCAGAAATCAAGACCAGCACGTCTAGCGCTGCTGGCGGCGACACGCTTCGCGCTGTCGTGCCGGGCAAGCCTAGCGCTGCCCTTGATGTATCCGCGTTTGAAGAAACCGCAAATCAGGCGTCGGCTCTTCGGGGGCTCATCCCCGCCTGCTGATCGACTGGAGCTGCAACCCACTTGATAACCGCCCGAGAGGCGGTTTTTTCATTTCTGAAAGGACAAAATCATGGCTGTAGATCTTTCTGCAATTGAAGCTTCCCAGAAGCAAACCCAAGCCGACCTGAAAGCCGTTGGCGACCAGATCAAGACATACGCCGAGCGCACGGAGAAGGAAATTAGAGCCTCCGGTGAAATGCAGGCTGAGACCCGTAGCAAGGTCGACGAACTCCTGATGAAGCAGGGCGAGCTGCAAGCGCGGATGCAGGATGCTGAGCAAAAGCTCGTCAACGCCAATAAGCGTCACGAGCCGGAAACCCAGCAGTCGGCAGGTCAGCTGGTCGCTGCAAAAATGGCGGAAGAGGGCGTCAGCAGCTCGTTCCGTGGTTCGCGCCGTGTGGAAGTTCCTCGCGCTGCGATCACCTCCGTGCCGACCTCCGGTGGGGCGCTGGTTCAAACCGAGCGCGTAGGCATTGTCCTCGCGCCGCAGCGCCGCTTGACCATCCGCGATCTGGTTGCGCCTGGCACCACCGATAGCAACGCAGTCGAGTACGTCCGTGAAACCGGCTTCACCAACAACGCTGCGGTCGTGGGCGAAGGCCTGGCCAAACCGTACAGCGAGCTGAAGTTCGGGCTGGAAAACGCCAACGTGCGGACCATCGCGCACCTGTTCAAGGGCAGCCGCCAGATTCTGGACGACGCTTCTGCACTGCAGAGCTACATCGACGCCCGAGCGCGCTACGGTCTGTTGCTGGCTGAAGAAGCGCAGTTGCTGTACGGCAACGGTACCGGCAACAACCTCAAAGGGATCATCCCGCAAGCCCAGATCTATGCACCTCCTGCTGGTATCGCGGTTCAGGCGATCCAGCGTATCGACCGGATTCGTCTGGCGCTGCTGCAGGCAATGCTCGCCGAGTTCCCGTCCACCGGCATCGTGCTGAACCCGATCGACTGGGCGGCCATCGAGCTGCTCAAGGACGG